AGCACTGGATGACAGCGTCATCGTATCTTGCTTATGGTGGAACTATGCTAGTTTCAAGATCTGATGATCCTGGTCTCAAAAATGGTTATGTCGGATCAGCTAGTAGTGTAATTATTAGAAGTGATGAGCACTATAGTCAATTGGGGTATGATGAGAATACGATTACTGGAGTAACCTTTGCCGCTAGAAATCCAGGTTCTTGGTCTAACGGAATTAAAGTTTCAATCATTGATAGTCAGGCAGATCAAATATTATCATATAATCAAACAATTCCTGGAGGAGTTACTGTCGGAGTTGGAGTAACTCAATCTCTCAGTGGACAAATTTTCGCTGGAATAGGAACTACTACCATTTTAACTGGATATTTGAAAGGAGTTGTTACAGGAATCACAAGTACGGCAAGTTCCTTTACGGCTAACGTTAAAGTTCTAAGTTATGTTGAGGGTTCTACGGAACTTTTAGTTGATTATCAACCCAATGGTAATTATTACTTCAGGGAAGATGTCAAAACTTATTTCTTAGATAATGATGGTGATGAAATAAACAATAAAACACCTACTGATCAATCTGATTGGTTTGATCAACAAGTAATTACATTATCAAATTCTAAAGCAAATATTCCTTGGAATACACTTGCAAATCGTCCAGGAACATCGAAATACGCATCTGATAGAAATTCCAGATTCGATGAACTTCACGTTGTAGTTATTGATGACCTAGGAACAATTACTGGTAATGCAGGAACTATCCTAGAGAAACATTTAAATGTTTCTAAGGCTTTTGATGCTGAGTTTTCTGTAGGAAGTCCTTCAAACTGGAGAAAATACATTTTCAATGTTTCTCCATATATTTTTGCAGGACATTCTCCAACAGGTATAGTTACTACAGGATTTACAGTAACTAATGATCCAGCAACATCATTTGATTTATTGTCAGATACTGGATGGGATCAAGAAGCAAGCAATATAGTGTTTGCTGGATGTGGATGCTCTACTTACACTCTTGCCGATGGTAAGAATTATGGAGGAAAAACTGATATTATTACAGCAGGAGCACTAGCCCCCAATCTTTCAAAGATAATAACTGGATATGAAAAATTTGCAAACACCGAAGAGTATAAAGTAGACTTTATACTTATGGGTTCTGCAAATTATGCTAAAGATAGTGCGGCATCGTTGGCAAATCAAATAATTTCTACTGCCGAACGAAGACAAGATGCCGTGGCATTTATTTCTCCATATAGACAAGCATTCTTAAATGATTCTGCTGTTGGATCAGTAACTGTCAATTCCGAAGATGCAATTACTGAGAATGTAATTGGATACTACGCATCAGTTAATTCATCAACTTATGGTGTTCTTGATAGTGGTTACAAATACATGTATGATAGATTCTCAAATGTCTTTAGATATGTTCCATTAAATGGTGATATTGCTGGAACTTGTGCCAGAAATGATATTAATCAATTCCCATGGTTCTCTCCAGCGGGAACTGCTAGAGGATCTATTCTGAATGCCGTTAAATTGGCATATAATCCAGGCAAGGTACAAAGAGATAAGTTATACTCTGCAAGAGTAAATCCAGTTATATCTTCCCCAGGTGCTGGAATTATACTCTTTGGAGATAAGACTGCATTCGGAAAATCATCGACATTCGATAGAATTAACGTTCGCAGACTCTTTATTTACTTAGAAAGGGCAATTGCCGCAGCAGCTAAAGATCAACTCTTTGAATTTAATGATGAAATTACTAGAACAAACTTTGTAAATATTGTTGAACCTTTCCTACGTGATGTTCAATCCAAGAGAGGTATTTTTGATTATGTTGTTGTTTGCGACGAAACAAACAACACCGCTGCAGTGATTGATAATAATGAATTTATTGCTGACATCTACATCAAACCAGCAAGGTCTATTAACTTTATTGGTCTGACATTCATTGCAACCAGAACTGGTATTGCTTTTGAAGAAGTAATCGGTAACGTTTAATTAATTAAGAGGTTTAACAACTATGGCAACTAGAAATCAGATCAATCCACCGCCACTTAGAAAAATTACCGACTTCAAAAGTAAATTAACGGGTGGCGGCGCCCGCTCTAATCTTTTTGAAGTTGTATTATCATTCCCAGATGCAGCTCAACCTTCACAAACTGTTCTTGACAAATCAAGATTTTTAGTAAAGGCTGCTAATCTTCCAGCATCTAATGTAACTCCTATTCCAGTTCCATTTAGAGGAAGAGAATTGAAAGTTGCTGGAGACAGAACTTTTGATACTTGGTCAATTACAGTTATTAACGATACTGATTTTGCTATTCGCTCAGCATTTGAGAAGTGGATGAACACTATTAATAGAGTTTCTGATAATACTGGACTAACAAATCCAGCAGATTATCAGTCAGATGCTTATGTCTATCAACTAGATCGTAGTGGATCAACTCTAAGAACTTATCATATGTATGATTTGTTCCCAACACAAGTTTCCGCTATTGAACTTGCTTATGATGCTCAAGGAATTCAAGAGTTCCAAGTAGAACTTCAAGTTCTTTGGTGGGAAGCAGTTAAAGGTTCTGTTGGTGGTGAAGATATCAACTAATAAATAAGTCTATCAACGTAATATAAAAATTATAATATGGCAAAACTTTTTGGTTTTTCTATTGAAGATGATAAGAATAAATCTCCCTCTATAATTTCCCCCGTTCCTCAAACCAATGAGGACGGGGTTGATAATTATATAGCAAGTGGATTTTATGGTCAATATATTGATATTGAGGGAATTTATAGATCAGAACATGATTTAATTAAACGATATAGAGAGATGGCATTGCATCCAGAGTGTGATAATGCTATCGAAGATGTCGTCAATGAAGCAATTGTTAGTGACCTATACGATTCTCCCGTAGAAATAGAATTATCAAATGTAGATGCTAGTGATAAAATAAAAAAAATTATTAGAGAAGAATTTACATATATCAAAGAACTTCTTGATTTTGATAAAAAATGTCACGAAATTTTTAGAAATTGGTATATTGATGGAAGACTTTATTATATAAAAGTTATTGACACAAAAAAACCAGAAGAGGGGATCAAAGAATTAAGATATATTGATCCGATGAAGATGAGATATATTAGGCAAGAAAAAAAGTCCCCAAAGCAAGAAGTCTTTAACTATACTAAATCTGGAGAAACTCAAAAGGCTTTTTACCCAGAGATTGAAGAGTATTTTATGTATACACCTTCTCCAGTATATCCAACTGGTCTAATTTCTGGAGCAGGCAATCAAAAATCAATTAAAATTGCCAAAGATTCAATTGCATATATCAACTCTGGTTTAGTAGATAGAAACAAAGGATCAGTTTTATCTTATTTGCATAAGGCAATCAAGGCACTCAATCAACTTCGTATGATTGAGGACTCACTCGTAATTTATAGATTATCCCGTGCCCCTGAGCGTCGTATTTTCTATATTGATGTGGGTAATCTTCCTAAAGTAAAAGCGGAGCAATACTTAAAGGAAGTTATGTCTCGCTATCGTAATAAACTAACTTATGATGCCCAAACTGGGGAAGTTCGGGATGATCGCAAGTTTATGTCTATGATGGAAGATTTTTGGCTTCCACGTAGAGAAGGTGGTAGAGGAACAGAAATTACAACTCTTCCAGGCGGTCAGAATTTAGGAGAACTTTCTGACGTTGAGTATTTCCAGAAAAAACTTTATAGAGCACTTGGAGTTCCGGAATCAAGAATTGCTAGTGATGGTGGATTTAATCTCGGAAGATCATCCGAAATTTTAAGAGATGAATTAAAGTTTTCCAAATTTGTAGGAAGATTAAGAAAAAGATTTGCAAATCTATTTTCAGATATGCTGAGAACTCAGCTCATCTTAAAAAATATTATTACACCAGAGGATTGGGAAAAAATTAATGACCACATCCAATATGATTTTATTTACGACAATCAATTTGCAGAATTAAAAGAATCTGAATTATTGAATAATAGATTATCAACATTAGCAACTATTGAGCCTTATATTGGTAA